CTGCGACAGTGAAAAATATTAAGTTTACTCAGGACAAAGGAACCGCTGCTGCTCCTTGTATGCCGCAACGGAAACCGATCTTGAAAAAGGGAACAAGATGCTACCAACCGAACAGCAAGTAACACCCCTTGAGCAATCCCGGGAACTCTATGATCAGGGGTTCCTGCTGGATACTCAGTGGTGTTGGCATAGAAAAGATAATTTATGGCTTTTAAAACGTGGTAAACATCCATACTGGGAAATGGGTGTGGATACCTATTCAGCTCCGACAGTCGCAGAGTTGGCAATCCTCTTACCCTGGATGGTTAATAAATCTTCTATTTATACCCTTATGATCTGGAGATGCGGTGCCGGCTGGGGGGTTGATTATTTTAATGATCTTAATCGACCGTTAATCAATAGTTGGGCAGGCGAGAACCTAGCGAAAACAATGGGTGATCGAGTGATCTGGCTAACTAAAGAAAAGATTCTAAAACCAGAGGAAATAAAGTTATGATCAAAGACCATAACCCGGAACTATCTTCTAAATGCATGAAGATTATTAAATGCGACACGGCTAGAATATCAAAATACGACAAAATGTATCTGGTAATCGGATTCAACCGCAATACAAAAGACGATATAGGCCAGTGGTGCAGAGATTCAGCCGGGAATGATCCTATTCCGGATTGGGATTATGTAGCTGAAAAAGTCGTCGCATCTGGAAAAACAGATCAAGAGCTTATTGAATCCGCTAAGGAATATCAAAGGCTTTGCGGAATGACGATGTATGAATATCTTTTAGAAAACACAGTGGACTCTGATTCACTTTATCATGATGGAAGGCTGGTTAAATGTCAAATTAAATAACTTACAGGATAAAAATATGGAAGAAGCAATAAAAAAGCTGGAAAAATTAGGTAAACTTGGGCTGGTAATATCAATTGCGTATGGTCCCTGTGGAAATAAAGGTATATTGTATTCAGTGGATGTCATGTCGCCGGATGGTGAAACGTTCGACAAGCCTTTCGCTGTTAATACCTTTCAGGAAAGTATTGATGTTGCTGAATTTGAATCTATGGAAAGAGGATGGATACCAAGTTAAATTGACCAACTAACAAAAACAAGGTATAAATTAGATAAAAACAACAAAAAATTTATACCATTCTATTATTAGAGTGGTCAGCGTTCTAATATGCAATAGCTGATCCATGGTCCCCAGAAAAAAGAAAAAAGGAAAGAAACACCAGAAAAATGGTGGGATAACACCAAGAAGACGTAAATTTATTGATTTTTTTATAGAAAATAACAATGCAACAAAATCAGCTAGACTCGCAGGGTACAGTAAAAACACAGCAGGAGCGGCGGCAGGTAGATTGTTACAAAACGTTATTATTTTAGATGAAATCGAAAGAAGACGCCTCGAAATAGCAGAGCAAGCAAACATATGTGCTCAAGATGTTATCAATGAATATGCAAAGATGGCCTTCCTTAAATCAAGCGATGTTTTTAGTTATGACAAAACAACAATAACACTGGATAATGGGGTTGAAATAGTCAAAGGAGTGGCTTTATTAAAACCTCACAATGAATTGTCAATAGCCGCTGATGCATCAATAGCCAGTATCAAAGAAACAGCTCAAGGTGGTCTAGAAATAAAGCTCTATGATAAACAGAAAGCTCTTGATTCACTTGGTAAGTATTTCGGTATTTCAACTGAGGCAGACGTGGAGAAGGCAAATAAGATCAAAGGAGCGGAAAAGCAACCTATTGTAGATCCGACTGAGGGTTTAGAAGAATCTCAGATAGATGATCAAATAAGTAAATTAGAGGAGTGAATGACAACTTACCTATTTTTATTCTTATTTTTAGCATGTAGTAGTTTAGTCTTAGCACTTGCTTTAAAGCCGAATAACAGTGCCTCACTGGAAGCTGAAAGGCTGTATAATCGCAGTGTACAGATAACTAAGATGGTTAATATGTTAGTTTATGGCAGACCTGAACCTCCAATAAATAAACAAGGTAACGAATGAAAGAGACATATATAAAACCGACAGTAGACACAAGGCAGATAAGAGAAGCGTATGATCATTGTATCGACGAAGGAGTGCCAAAGAATTTCAAACAAATGACCGAAATGATGAAGACAATTGAATACCTAGAAGAACATTTCAATTCAGCACCAAAAACAAGGCGATACCGTCTTGAGATCCCGGAAGAGGTACCAAAAACATTTATGAAAAATGAGTCATTGGGGGCGATGGACGGAAAGGAAGTAAGACTCATGTGCATTATGACAACAGAAGGGATAGCACGTATTGAATTTGGTGATTCTCCAAATGTTATAGTCGAATACTGCCCTAAATCATGGTTAGTAGAGATCAAAGAAGATAAATCAACAGTCTTAGATTATTATAAGGAATGGGCTGAAGAGTTATACAAACAGGAGTACGAAGGATCAACGGCAAGCGAAACGTTTGAAGCGGGTTTCTCCGCCGGCGAAAAGAACAGTGAGTTAAAACACCGTGGGACTAAGAGTTTTAAGTCAGTGTGGGAAAAATTCGAATATTTAAACAGAGGATGCTCACTAGGAACTGATAAAGAAATTGCTGAAATGTCATGGAAAGCAGCTCTAAAATCACGGGGTTATGAATGAGCATCCTCTGCAAAATATTCTGGCATAGAATGTATTTTAATGGCTGTGATATAGGTGGTCCAACTCATTGCGTACGCTGGAAATGTGATTATAAAGAACCTGCTATGGAATGGCCAAAACCGCCACCAATGCCGAAAGTTAAACCACCAAAACCTACTAAACTTGGGCTGGATGGGATATGATAGAACTATTTAACACCCTGGAAGTCGGCACACAGATAATGCTTTCATTAATCTTTCTTAATATGTTATGCATCTCTATTATTGTAGTTCCAATAACAATAACAATGGAAAAAGAATTAACAGAAGAACAAAACCATAAAGATGATGAGTTTTTCGTTAATTGGATGATGGAAAGAAAATGAGCATAATACTAAAAAGAATAATCGAATTATTAAAAGAAGATGAACACAGACGCACAATTACGGTAGGCAACGCTAATGCCGGTGGTGTATCGTATATCCTTAGAGAGGGAGATATCAAAGCTCTTGAAAAAGCTATTCGCATTTCAGAACTTATCGAAATGATCCCTATTGAAGAATGGATTCGATTAGCAGTGAAAGAGCTTAAAAAATGACAATAGCAATCTATTTCATTCTTTACGTTATAATTGTTTCAGTATTTGCCTGGTTTATGGAACAAAAACCGCTGTATGATGCTGTTAAAAGATCTGGGAAATGGGTATTTACGAGCAACTTAGAGGAAGGATCAACAATCAAAATACCAATACGATGTTTTGAGGAAATATTAAAGTCTCCCACGCCGTAGAGATCGCATATTTGCATTGATATTACTGGATAATTCAAAAAGGCAATTTTGCCAAAATGAATGCTAACCCTAGAACAAAAGAAAGAAAAACTCCGACTCCTGAGAATCAAGAAGATTCTGCAATGCCGTTCCTCGTTCTGGGAATACCAAAAGATCAACTCGCCTCAAGATTTTAAAGATGAAAGAACTTATCTTTTGATCCTCGCTCTCTGTCTTCAGTCATTCTATCAAGATCAACCTGTTTCTTACCTAGCTGATTTACCAATCGAACACCATAAAAAGCTGGATTTATCCGATACGACAACATTAATCCAAATGGAAGATCGAGGGGATAAGACTTTGATCTCTGTTGACACATCAGGAACGGACATTTTAGTGATCGAACTTCCTCCACGTCACCATAAGTCACACTCGATGATTAATTTTGAATGCTGGGTGTTCGGGCAAGATCCTAAGCAGATTATGATTACGGCCTCGTATAATTCTGTTTTGAGTATGGAATTCAGTCAATATGTCAGAGATGGTATAGAGGAGACCAGAACAAACCCATACGATATTATATATTCAGATGTATTTCCTGAAACGATGACAAAGTATGGGGATCGCTCTAAAAACAGATGGGCGCTTGAAGGAACGTTTTTAAGCTATACAGGAGCAGGGATACTTACAGGCGTGACCGGGAAAGGTGGCAATTTCATTGTGTTTGACGATCTTATTAAAGGCGTTTTAGAGTTTTTTAATGAGAACCATCTAGATAAACTATATAATTCATATTCGAATAGTTGGCTGTCCAGGTTAGAAAAACCCAGAAAGCAAGTATTCATAGGCACGCCATGGGGAGAAGATGACATTTCAGATCGAGTAATAAGAGGAGCTGTTGAATCAGGTGAAAACGTGGTTGTGCTTAACTTTAAGGCTTACTCAGAAAGCCAGGGCATCTTGTGCAACGACATATTGGATAAAAGAGCGTTGGATATTTTAGAATCAAGGCTTGATCCAATCATATTTTCAGGCAATTATTTGTCAACTAGGCTTCCACTCGCGGGTCATCTATACACGAATTTCAACTTTTACACGTTTGATGACTTCCCGGAAAAATTTAACGAGGTTTATTATTATGTGGATACAGCAGACGAGGGAAAGGATTATTTAGCTGCCGGAGTTGTTGGGATAATACACACAAAAGATGATTTCGGGATGCATGTGAAAAAGGCATACATGCTTGATGTGTATTACACTCAAGATGGTATGGAAATCACAGAGAAAGAAACAGCCGAGTTTCTAGTAAGAAATAACGTTCAGGGTAATTTGAGTGGTTTGATTGAGTCAAATAATGGGGGTCGTGGTTTCGCTCGTAATGTGGAAAGAGAATTAAGGCAAAACCACCCAAAAGAGAAAATCTATGTTTCTTGGTTCCATCAATCCAACAATAAACAAGCTAGAATAAACAGCGAATCAAACACCGTGATGAGACATTTCTATTTTCCACAGGACTGGCGAACTAGGTCAAAATCATGGACCGATTTTTCAAGCTCAATGATGAAATACAGCAAAGAGGGTAAGAACGCTTTTGACGATGCTGAAGACATGATAAGCGGTATCAGTGAGAATAAGGTTAACACAGAAATGACAATGCTGGATGCCTTAAAAATGCGTAGGAGATCTTAATTGAGCTTGACAAATCACCACAATTAAGAGATAATAACTTATCCAGTAACACATAATTAAAAGCCAAATCAGCCAGGGTGCAATCCTAAACAGGTGTTGCTGGATAGCCTTAGTTGGTTTGGCTTTTTGTTTTTATCGGTGAGTCCGCAAGATGGAGTAACGACCAATTAGAAGCGGAGGTAGTCGTTGTGGGTTCAATCCCCATGCTCACCGCCAACTAACCAAGAATAACCATAGAGATTTATCATGATATTATTACCTGAACCAAAATCAGATATTGGAGCTATCTTATTGGTGACTATTTCAATGATGTGGATTTTACCCATTATACCAATGTGTATTGCTTTCTTAGTTTACAGCACTATTAATTATTTATTCGGATATAGCGAATTAAGTACATTTATATTTGTCTTTATGATCTTTATCTGGATATTAATACCTTCGTGGTTACACGCCAATGAAAAACACAGAACAGATTAAAGGATGAAATGATTGACATAATAAGCCAGGCAACCAATTATATATTAATTGGAGCATTGATCTCTATCCCAGCTGCCTATCTTGGCTGTATAATCTTTTTAATAATAGATTATATTATAGATTAATGAAGCTCATAATAATATTACTCATTTTAACCACAACAACTCTATCGGCTGGCACTAGGAACATAGTCATATCAAACAAAAAACCTCTCTACATAGTCAATGTAAGCCATTGCTCATATGTCCCAATTAAGAAAAAGAAATACACACCAATTCAAACTCAACTACTATGCATCTGTGATTCTGTTTTGGCATCAATAAACGCTGGGAATCCGATTATATATCTAATATTCGAAGGCTGGACAGTTGGACCGGTGATGGGATATGAATCTCATGATAGAGAATTTTATTTGCAGTTGCGGGATGAGATAACAAAGCAGAGGCGAAGAAAAGCCCATCATTGAAGGCTTTTTGTTTGGAAATTATCTGTGCTCAAATGCTTCGCATTCAGTTCCGTTTTTTTCAAGCGTGGAATTTTTACCGATTGCCCATTCAGGTAATATTAATATTATGTCATGAATGTAATTGCATTTACCATGATTCCTACCAGGACTACCACTGGTTAATTTTTTGAAATACATGCAGTATTGGCATTTTTGTTTCATATAAACACCCTATTTATCAAGTTTCTTCAAAGTCTTAGCCAATAATCCGGCATAGTGATCATTAGGAAGCATTAAACACTTTTATTCCGCCTTTGAGTTCGATTTTATACTCCCTGGGAGGCGGTTTCTTTTTGTCAATCGATTTCATTATAAAATTCCGATACATTAATAGCGTCAGGAGTCATTAAGAGAGTCCCATTTTCAATGATATCAACATAAGAATCATCTATACGTGGGCAATATGTCCTGACGAATAAAAATCCATCTTGCTCCATAGCCCATGTAGCAATATTGAGATTGTCCTATTCTGGTTTTTTGTCCTGATCAGTAAATAACCTAATCATCATTTTAATTTTACCGGTTTTTCTATCTTCCGTTGGCCCTGATCGGCAAAAACCTCTCGGTAATCCAAGCGCTATCTTAATAGAAAGATTTATTGATGTTCCAAGGACATGCCCGTTGCACATATGACCATAATCGGATGACGTGTCGAATTTACCACATTTCGTATCCATGCCACAAACACAACCGGGACATAGAAACTTTTCTATAATTTGTTTTGGTGTCATCAGTATCTCACTTGATCGAATTAATACGAACTCTCAAAAGAGCCCGTAATCGCCTGTTTTCTGGTTTGCGTTCAACTCTCATTCTTTCTTTAATGAGCGCCTGTTTCCTGACTATTCTGTTGATCTCCTGTTCCGATGCTATCATTTTCCGTTCCATTTTCCATCTCCTCGAAAAAATCAAGTTTCTGTTCAGTTTTTTTCAATTCAGACACACTTCCCTCATCATAAACAGATGCCATGTATCCAAGC